GATTTTAGCTATAGCTTCCTCTAAATAAGATAAGTCGTATTCCTCGTTCTCTTTATATGGGGTAGGTACTGCTACGAATATTAAATCTGCCTTATTCACTTCTTCTATTGAACCCATTTCCTTTCCTTTATCGTAACAATATACATCTCCAAACTGTTTAAACCACTCACGAACCTGTGTTCCCACCATTCCGTGAGAACCTACTACTCCTATTTTTAGATTAGTTTCCATAAAATTTCCTTCTTTTATTATGACATTTTACACAAACATAAATAAAACAGGTATGCAAGTGAATACCTGTTTTATCTCATTTCATCCCTATTCCGCATACACATATTTTCATAATTCTTTAGGTTACGGTTGTGCTTGTCGAAGTAGATGTGCTTGTGCTGGTAGAGGTGCTGGTAGATGTCGTAGTAGTAGAAGATGTGGTCGTTACAGTCGTAGTACTAGAAGTAGATGTCGTTGAGCTAGATGTAGATGTCGTTGAGCTAGATGTAGATGTCCAACTTATCAACGTATTACCAAATAAAAATTCACTCATATTATTTGTACTCTGTGATAACAACCCTAACACTTCCACTGACTGCTCTACCGTATAAGATTAGATTATCCTGAATAGGAAGTATTCTAACCATTCCAGTCTTGATACCAGCTCTGTGTCTGATGTCCGCAGTATTGTCATAAGACAAATACAGTGCGACTTCTCCTTTATTAGTAACCTCAACGAGTGCTCTACCACTCTTAGCGGTTGTTGGAAGAGCAGTCCACGTATTACTAGGGACATTGACTACAGTCTCTGTTACGGATTTTGCAGAGAAATTACCGTGTAGATTGGGCATAAATTCACATAATTATGATTTTTTAGCGACCTTTTTGAGAGCTTCTATTTCCTTTTTAAGTTTGTCTATCTCGGTATCTTTCTTCTTATCCTTGACCTCTGATTCTCCCTTTAAGTTAGAAATAAGTTTTGTTTGTTCCTCTAAATCCTTATCTACCTTTGCTCGGAACTCTTCTTCTGATAGAGGTTTAACCTCAGCTTTCTCTGCCATCTCTGGCATTATCCTAGCTAAGATTTCGTTCTTTATAGGAGAAGGTTTATTAACATCTCTTATCCCCTTTTTAAAGAGCATTATGTCAGCCAAGTGTTTGCTACCGACTTGGGCAACAAAAACAGGAAGTATCTGCTCTTCGCCAGCTTCTAAGTGTCTGGCTAGTTCTTTGTTAATATAAATATCGAATGGTTCGTTACTTATATTAACAAACTTAGTGACGTCAGTTAAAGTATTAACTTCTTTCATTGTTTTTAGAAACCGAGGTTTACGGACTAGTGTCTCCCTTGCGGGGTAAACGGAGTAGACTGCTCTCTCGGTCTCTGATTAGTTAGTCTATGAATCTAAAGTAAGGTCGAATACACCGTATTCGCCTACGTCTGCACCTGCACCTGCTGGTTGAATACCAACGCAGATTTCAGTTGTAGCTCTTGTCTCAACACCACCAGCGGTAGTATCACCAACTGTGATTTCTTTTCCTGGAGTTGTATCAGTGCTGTCAACAAGAATTGAACAGTATCCACCTGTTTGTACCCACCCATAAGCATCAATTGCTATTTGGGCATTAGGTACTCCAACAGGTAAATCTGTGATTGTTCCATCTGAAACTAGAATATCCCTAAACTTGTTTCTAACAAGGGTAACTGTAGTACCAGCGATAAAAGTAGTCCTAATTGGGTCTTCTAATGTGATAATCACATCAGTACTCAATGCTGTAGCTGGGCAATTCTTGATTCTATACATTGTTCCTTGTCCAGTATCATCAGTGACATTTACAAACCCCTCGTCGTACTCACCAGCTGTAATAGCAGTGGCACCAAGAGTGGCTGTAATTTGTTTATCACCAACGGTAGCAGTATTAACAGCTATATCTTCGTGATTAGTTGTAATATCTGCTGCGATACATAGAGTTCCCTGTTCTACTGCTGTACCAGCGGCTTGGGCATAACGATATGTCCTACCGTCGTTGGTAACACCAACAGAACCTAGAGGATGCTTTTGTTCTGTACTATCTTCAAATGGATTTATTCCGTATATAACGGGTGCTCCTGTAAACATATTTTCCTTAGTAAACTTTAATAGGGTTCTACCCCTAATAGGATACTAAGTATTGTTTTACGACCTTTAAACTATCCAATGTAGGCCAACTGTAACGTTTAGACCTACAAGGCTTGTGAGGGTTCCACCATCAACTAGTTGTAACCCATCACCTGCGGCTAACTCTAAAGTGGATTTGGTAGTGCTTAATATCCCTACTGTTTTAGTATCAGCAACTCCTGCTGTACTAATAGTAGCTGACAATAAAGCTGTACCAGAATCTACTGCGGTGCCTGAAGGAACTTTATGAACTGTTACTGTTCCTGAAGATGAAGCGGTTTCCCACCTTGCTTCCACTGAATCTACGACACACTTATCTGGAGCAATCCAGAATACCTCTGCGTAATAATTTGCAGATGCTGCGTCCATATAGGGCAATGTATGTGGCACCGTAAAACTCTGAACACGAGCCTTAGGGTTAGAATTTGCGGGGTTTTTGAAACTCATAATTTTATCTCAAATTATGTTAATAGTGACCTTTAGGATGCGACTCCTGTTCTTTTAGCCATTGTCCTTGGTGAATCAGAAACTAACTGACCGTACCAAAGCATATGACCAACAACTGCGTCTTGATTGACTGGTTCTTTCCAACCTGTCCAAGCAAAACCGTTCTTAACTTCTCTTCCTGGTTGAGGTATAACATAGAACTTCAAATGTTCTTCGTTCAATGTATAGATATAACCAGATGTACATTTCTCGTCTGCTACGATAGGAATACCACGGAAAGTCAAAGCTCTGAAGCCTTGATTAGCCGCTAATGTTCCACCAACTCTAGCCATTCCAGTCCCAGTCATTCTAAAGTCATTCATTGAGAACTGATGAGATACAGTCGGGGTTAATAGTGCCTCATAAATGCTAAATACCGCTGGGGTAGTTACCATTATTGTAGGAACCTTATCACCTCTTTGAGCTGCATCAAAATCAGTAGCTAAATCAGCTAAACTTAATGAACCTGACTGTGCTGTTCGGGTAGCTTTCCAGTCAGCAAATGAACTTCTTGAAATATTACCATAAATGGTAACACTTGTCTTTTTATGTTATCGCAGACTTTTACTGCCTGCTTCTCATAGTCTCCTATGAGGTCGGACTATATCTTTATCCTTTCGGAATGTTCAACGTGTAGTCTCTGAGGATTTCTTTGAACACCTTAGCAAATTTTAATTCTTTGCCGTAGGTTAATCTATGACATTACGAGGTAATACTATGTCAAAGATTTTCAAAGACCTTTCCTGCTGATTGTCTCTATTCCTTAGATTTTTAGGGGATTTAATCCTCCTACTAAGAACCTAACGAGAGTTTCCAGCATATGGTTGAATTTATTGACAGCACAATGTTTACTGTCATCTACAACTGCATCTAACCCTGTGAATGCCTTTGAGCTGTTTCCTGTTCCGTCAAGATATAAATCAGTTCCCATTTCGTCTTTCAATCTAGCTGTTCTAAACTTTAGTTCTTCAGCAACCATGTTAATAACTGCTGGTTCGCCTTGGTTTATAGCTTTTTGAATTCCTGAAATAGGTACTGCTACGTAGTATTGACTTGGGTTGAAGCTAGCTCTTTCACGGATATTTTCTTGAGCTGTTGCTAGAGTGTCAAATCCGAAGTAGGAACCAACGGCTGTAATATCAGATAGATTTACAGCAATATCAATTTTAGTTCCCCCTCTCCAGGTACTGGCATTCTTTAACAATCTCATCATTAGAACGTTTCCGTCAAGAATCTGGTCTACAACCTTAGGAAGCAATCGAGTCTGAGTCGTTGTTGTTACAAATTTACTTACTGCGGGCATATTGTTTGAATACTTAAACTATTTATTTGACCTTTTCGGCCTCTGCCTCAATCTCTCTTTGGATTTGCTCATAACTTTTACCAGAATCATCTGGTGGAGTTTTGGATATTGATGACCCTTCCGATTTAGGAAGATTTGGCTTCTTGGAAAAATTATCCTTTACTTCCTCCTCTGTCTCGGACTTTAGTTTACCCAGGTCCTTGTAAAGTTTCATAGCTCCTTTTACGGATTTAACCCCGTATTCGTCGCTCTTGGTCTTTACGAACTTTAGAAACTCGTCCTTATTGACATCGGTATGGATAGCCAATACGTCATCAATCTCTGTTTCAAACTCCTCCTGTTCTTTAACTTTAGCATCTTTGGCTTTGGCTTCTCTCTTCTCAAGGACTTTCTCCGTAAGTTTAGAAAGATATTCCTCAGCTTGACGCTCCTTTTGCTGTTCAGGAGTTAATTGCTCACCATCTGAGCTTTTGAGCGTGCCGATTTTCTCTTCCAATTCTTTCGTTTTCTTATAAACTTCATTAAAACGACTGATTGGAACAGTTTTCTCTGGAGTTGATGGTTCTCCTTCTGGAGTCTCCTCTATGGGTTCCTCCACGTCTTCATCTATGCTTGGTACTTCACCTGTTGGCATAATATTACGCTTTTTTTACAAGGTATGTCTCCTTGAATTACGCTTTTTTAATGAGGTGTGTCTCCTCTGTTCGACTTTTTAATAATCTATACTTGTGGTTGGACAGGTGGTGGGGCACTTGGGGTTCCTTGTCCTAGGGCAGGTTGTCCACCCCCCTTTGGTTGCATTATCGCTCCAGACTGGGTTTCTACAAAGTCTGCTACGGCAGCCTGAACGTTTGACATCTTCAATCTTTTATATAATGTTTTAACTCCTATGGCTTTTAATTGCCATAACTCTATCGCCTCTTGCCTCTGGGTTATCTCATCTTTAGGTAGGGTTGACCCAGCCATTACTCTCAACTTAGTATTCTTAGCTACCTTATCTCCTGTAAAATTGTTAATGAAGATTGTTCCGTCCTCTCCAGCAATAGAGAAACTCTTGTACTCAGTATAAAACAGCTTAATCAATTGTGTCCACCAGCCAGCTACTTCGTCTAGGGCTCTTTCTAGTTGTCTTGCTAATAGGTCAATCCGTCCTAGGTCAGCTGCTTTTAATAACTGCCTTCCTCCCAGCGTTTCCTTTCCTTGTCTTTCTCCCCTAGTGGTAGAGTGTATCCCCCAGATGTTATCAAAGGCACTTCTGCTTCCTTCTAGGTCTAAGAAGACATCATTAGGTAATTGTCCTGGTTGTTCGAATCTTATCTTAGTTCCGTCAGCTGCGTCTTTGCCGTAGATAATCAATCCTTCCTCGTTGGTGATATTAGCTGCCTGCTCTTCTGACATCGTATCGCTATCTATTAAGAGAGGAGGGTTAGCTACCTTGGCAACGACATTCTCTATTTGACGCTTTCTACTATTTATGTTGTCCTGAATTGAAATCATTTGCTGGATATAATCTGTATCCCCAATCATTGATTCGTCTGTCTCAAACAAAGATTTTATTACATAAGGTTTGCTTGGGAAGGTAAACCAGTTCTTTTTCTTATTCTTAAGAATAAAGTATGGATTCTCTTTCTTGTCAAGGATAATACTTCCTGCTTTCCAAGCTACCATTTCGTTAGTCCAAACTTCTAATATAGTAAAGGTGGCTTTTCTGACTTGGTCTTCTTCACCGTTATCAGTTATCCCCACTTTTGGAGCTTCTTTTCTAACTTCCTCAGCTTTCTTATTCCCAAACTTTTCCACAAGCTGACTATAACTCATTTCTAAATCCTCTATAATGAAAGCTAGGTCTTGGATTAGTCTTCCGAATTTAGGTATCCTTATCTTCCGAGGGTCCCTCACTATTAAATCTACATCATCTTTATCCCAGTTAATCTTAAAGACTCCATATCTCTTGGTAATCATATCTCTGAGAAATTGTTCTGACTTACCCTGGATATTTACTCTCTCCATATGATAACCCAATATATCTTGTAACTCATTAGCGTCCATCTGGGCTTGCTCGTCTTCACTTCCTGCTCTGACTTCTATGTCTGGAAGCCGAGAACTAGCAATAGGTATCATTGTTTCCACTGCCATAAAGATACGGTTTTCCACAGCTCGTGAAGTTTTGCCTCTAAGAGATTCTACTCCTGTTTGAATTCCGCCATAGTATTCTAGATTCTGTTCCCAGATTGGTCTTAGTTTACTATAAAAGGTTTCTGATTCTGTAACCCACGATTCTATTTGAGTAAGCAAAGCCTCATCAGACATCTTCTCCTCGAATGCCTCCTTCTCAAGTAATGCTTGCTCTTTTAATTCATCCATACTATTTTTCTAGTTTTTCTTCGAGTTCCAGGGCTCTCTTGACTTTAGCCTTTCCCTCTAAGAGATTATCTTTATAAAATTTATCTCTTGATTCTTTTTCTCTTTTTTGTTTAATATGTTTTTGTTCTTCTTCTTTTTCATTCTTTAACCACTCGTTTTTGTATAATGTTTTAAATCTATTTTCCCCTGGCTGGACTAGGTCATCTTTATAGGCATCTCTTTCTTCCTGTTTTAGGGCGTATAGCTTTCTCTCATAATATGGCTGTTCCTCCTCATCTGCTGTGGATAACCTGTGCATAAGTAGTTCCTTTCTCATTCTTAGTTTATGTATTTTTTCTTTACTTATCATAGTTTATGAAACTTACTACTGGTTTAATTGGCTCGCTCTCTATCTCAGCCATATATACTCCTGGTCTGACTTCATTGACATAAAATGACTCTTTAGCTTTAATCGGTAGTCCTACTTTCTCTCTCTTAAGCATAAACTTTCCAGGTCGGTTGTTTAGAAGCCAGTATAAGTTATACACAGTTACGTCTACGGTGTCATCATAGTCTCCAAATGGAAATGAAAGCAATTCTATCCTCGTTTCTGGGTTATCTATCTCTACTAACCGTCCTTCAAAGAGGTGAACCACCTGCATAAGTCTAGTTCTCTTGTCCTTAGGACGTTTATTGTGTCCCATTCCTATTTCAGCTGTACTTATTGGCAAATAGATGTTCTTTGGGCGGGATTTCTTTATTAAAAGAGGTCTTAGAACCTTCTGATAGGCTACCTCTTCCAACAAGATTCGTAGAATGTTCCATCTCTTTCCGTATTTTACATACAAGTCTATTACTTTGTCAACCTGCTCTTCTATCCCCCATCTTCCCTTAACTGTTAATAACTCTTTGAAGTCTCCCTTTTCTGTCCTACCCATTATCTGAATAGCCGTAAAGTCAGCGTTCTCCCTTTCGCTAATCGCTGGGTCAATAGCCATACAACTCTCTACAATATCACCCTCAGCTTTAACACCGTCCAAAAAATGAGGCTTAATCGGTTGCTCTGTTAAACTCAAGGGGTTATTCTGATATTCACTCTCAAAGGCATAGACACCTATCTCCTCTCTTATCTCTAATAGACGCTTCACGGGCCACATATTCTCCCAGATGCTCTTACCGTCCACCAGAGCCTTGTAATGATAGCTTCTAAACTCCTTCTTCTCTTGGAGCTTGGCAATCAGGGCAAATTGGTGGAGCTTAGTTCCGATGTAGATTAACTGCTGGTCAGGCTTTAGAGTAGGCAATAACGTACGTAGAAACCAATTCTCTAACTTCTCTCTCTGTTCCTTAGAAGCAACTATGTCATCGTCTTCTAAATCATCACATATAATTATATCAGGACGCAATCCACGAATTTGG